GACGAAATTAAAAGAAAAGAAACATTAAAAAATCTTGAGGCAGAATACAACGCTCAAATATCCAGTATAGACCAAGCGGCACTTGATGAAAAAATAGATAAAGCAAATCAAGAACACGAATTGGAAAAACAGAAGATACAAGATAAAGCAATGGTGGTTGACGCTATTAGTCAATTTGCAAATGCTGAAACTGGCATCGGAAAAGCCTTACTTATTGCAAAACAAGCTCTTGCATTAAAGGAAACCATAATGGACTTGAAAAGAATTACTTTTAAAGGAGCGGAAGCGGTAGGACAAGCAGGAGTAAGCGCAGCCCAAAACGTAGCTGAATCCTCTAAAATTGGTTTTCCTCAAAACATTATAACAATAGCAGCAGCAATAGGGCAAGGAATAGGAATTATAAAGTCTGTTAAAAGCGCAGTATCAAAAACAAAAGCTAAAGCAACTGGAGGGGGTTCGACTGGTGTATCAACTCCAAGTGCATCAACTCCGTCGCAACCTCCTCAATTTAATATAGTAGGCACAGGGGGAACAAACCAACTTGCAGAAGCTATTGGAAGCCAAGAGAAACAACCAGTAAAAGCCTATGTAGTTTCGAATGACGTTACTACTGCACAATCAATGGATAGAAATATTGTAGAGGGTGCATCAATTTAAAATGCAAAATTAACAATTAATTACGTTATATAGTTATGAAGATAATCGAACTCATTTTAGACGAAAACGAAGAGTTAAACGGAATTGAGGCAATATCTATTGTTGAAAGCCCAGCGATTGAGGAAGATTTTATTGCATTAAAGAGCGATGAAATAAAACTTGCCGAAGTATCAAAAGAACGTAGAGTATTAATGGGAGCATTATTAATACCTAACAAGCCTATATATAGACGCAATGGAGAAGATGAATATTATATATACTTTTCCAAAGATACGGTATTAAAAGCCTCCCAAATGTATTTAATGAAAGGCAATCAAAACAATAGTACACTTGAACATCAATACAGTTTGAGCGGTTTGTCTTTGGTTGAATCTTGGATTGTTGAGGATAAGGTACACGATAAAAGTGTTAAATACGGAATGGATTTACCTATTGGAACTTGGGTGGGTACGGTAAAAGTAAACAACGACCAAGTGTGGGAAGAGTTTGTAAAAACACAAGCGGTCAAAGGTTTTTCAATAGAGGGTTATTTTGCTGACAAAATGGAGCGACCTAAAGAATCTTTAAAAGAAGAATTAACGGAAGAAAAAGAAGCCGAACAATTATTGTCTAAAATTAAAAACATACTAACAAATGAGTAAAGAAAAAGCATTAAAGCTAATCAATGAGTATTTAGCAAAGCAAGAGATTAAAAAAGAAAAACTATCTTCTGAAAAATTGGAACTTTCAAATACACAAATGTTAAATAGCATTATAAGTGAAAGTACTAAAATATATAATAGAGGTGTAAAGTTTGTTCAATCAAGGGAACAGCTAACAAAGGAAGCAAGAAGATTAAACAGCGATGCTGAAAGTTTAATTAAAGGTGGTTCTAAAATGATAGCTGAATTTAAAAGTAAAGCCAAAGAGTTTGGTGTTGACCCCAATAATTTACCAGCCTTTAAAAAAGCCGTTTATGCTATTGGAGTTATGAACACAATAGAAAAGCAAACAAAAGGATATACTAAAATTAGAAGTTAACCTTTAAAATATAAATTATGAAAGCTATTGAAAAAATTAAAACATTCTAACAAATGAGTAAGGCTTGTTACTGTAAAGATACAAACACTTATTCAATAGATTGTTGCGACGATACATTATGGGCGCAGGGAATAGGTAGAACACAGGCAACAGGGCAAATAATACCCGATAACTTTTTAGCTAAAGAGGTAGGGGATTTAATTTTAAAAGAAGATTTAACTAAAATAATAGTATAATGGCGAATACTAAAATATCACAATTACCGATTGCAACCAATCCAACAGGAGAGGAATTGATACCAGTAGTACAAAGCGGAGATACTAAACAATTAAAAGTTAGTCAAGTTGTTAACTATATTGTACCTACATCAATAACCTTTCAAGCAGACCAAACAATAAATTTAAGCGATTCAACTTATGATGATTCAGAAATGATTCGTTTGAGCTGGACTGGTGGAAATGGAATTGCTATTTTAAACTTACCCGATGCAACTCAAAACGTAAATAGAGTAATGCGGTTTATTTCAAATGGTGGGTTTACTGCAGCAACAAGGGTACATTTAACTCCAATTTTAGGACAAACTATTGACGGAAGTACTTCTTTTTATGACATAAATAAAGAGTACGAGGGAATACAACTTTGGAGTGACGGTGTTCAATGGTTTATCATTCAAAAGAAAGCATAAATAATTTAATATATATATAAATGAAAACACAAAAAACCGTAATGAGCAAAATCGCTCAAATTAGCAAAGAAGAACTATCTTCTGAAAAAGTGAAGTTGGCTAAAATCACAGAGTTAGAGAAATATGAAAACGAACTTAACAGGGGTATTGATGAACTTATGGAATTTGCTACCGCTGCAAGAGAAGCTATTAGTAAAGGTTTAAGAGAGTTAAATAGGTTAAATTCTGTTCAAAAAGTGGCTCAAAGAATTTCATCAGATGTAGAAAAACAAGCAAAGGACTTAGGTATTGATATACCCGAATTAAAAAAACTAAATAGGGCTATAAGTGCATTTGAACAACAAAAAAAATCACTCACTAAAGTTTTGAAATAAAAACAAAAATGCAAAATATAAATTAATAAACGTTATATAATTATGAAACCAATGGAAATGCTAAAAGAAATTAAAACTCTTTTGGGCGTTGAGGAAACTAAAGAAGTTTCTTTAGCTCAAATGAAGTTAGAAAATGGTACTGTTTTAGAAGCAGAATCATTTGAGGCAGGACAGGAAGTTTTTATTGTAACCGAAGACGAAAAAGTCGCCTTACCAGTAGGGGAATATGAGTTGGAGGACGGAATGAAACTGACTGTAGTAGAAGAGGGAATTATCGAATCAATCGGACAAGCTGATGAAGTTAAAGAAGATGAAGCCGAAGAGGAAGTTGAAGAAGTAGAAGCAGCCGAAGAAGAAATGGCTTACGCTACTAAAGAAGAACTTGCGGAGGTTAAGTCTATGATTGAGGAAATTAAGGCAATGCTTGAACCTAAAGAAGATTTAAGCGAAGAAGTAAAAGAAGACGAACTTTTAAAAGAAGAATTGTCCGCTCCTGCTTCTGAACCTTTAAAACACAATCCCGAAGCTAAAGAAAAACAATCATTGAATTTGTACGGTCAAAAACGACCACAAACCACAATGGATAAAGTATTAAACAAAATTATAAACAACTAAAATAAATTTATTATGTCTAAACCAGTTATTACAAGTACTTATGCAGGAGAGTTTGCGGGGAAATATATTTCTGCTGCCCTTTTGAGTGGTGCTACAATCGAAAACGGAGGTATTGAAGTAAAACCTAACGTAAAATTTAAAGAAGTAATCAAAACCGTTTCAACAACTGGTTTGATTGCTGATGCAACTTGTGACTATACAGATGCAGGAACTGTAACACTTAATGAAAGAGTTATCGAGCCTGAATCTTTTCAAGTTAACCTTACACTATGTAAGAGCCAATTTCATTCAGATTGGGAAGCAGTATCAATGGGATATTCCGCATTTGATTCTTTGCCTCCTCAATTTAGCGAATTTTTGATTGCACACGTTGCAGGAAAAGTTGCTGAAAAAACAGAGCAAAACATTTGGAGTGGTGTAGATGCTAACGCAGGAGAATTTGACGGACTTGTAACTTTGGCTACAAATGACGGTACTGTAATTGACGTTGTAGGAACTACGGTTGATGCTGCTAATGTCATTGTTGAACTCGGAAAAATCGTTGATGCTATTCCTAGCAGCCTTTATGGAAAAGAAGACCTTTACATTTATGTTTCACAAAACATTGCTAGAGCTTATGTTCGTGCGTTAGGTGGATTTGCTGCTGCAGGTCTTGGAGCTAATGGTGTGAATGCACAAGGTACACAATGGTGGAATAACGGAGCATTGTCTTTTGACGGTGTAAAATTGTTTGTTGCCAATGGACTTGCTGACAACACTGCAATGGCTGCTCAAAAATCAAACCTTTTCTTTGGAACTGGACTACTTTCAGACCACAACGAAGTAAAAGTATTGGATATGGGAGACCTTGACGGTTCTGACAACGTTCGTGTAGTTATGCGCTTTACCGCAGGAGTACAATACGGAATCGGTGCTGATATCGTTCTTTATTCTTAATAATTAATTAACCAATAAAATAGGGTAGGTGGGTTGTTTGCCTACTTACCCTTTTTTTATTTAAAACCTTAAAAATATGGCTTGTGTATTAACAACTGGTAGAAAAGTACCTTGCAAATCGGCAGTAGGTGGAATAAAATCCGTTTACTTTGCTGACTTTGGAACTTTGGGTTCTGCTACTATTTCATCGGGAGAGATTACTGCATTTGCAGGAACTCCCACTTGGTTTGAATTTGATGTAAAAGGAAATTCAAGTCTTGAAACAACCGTAAACTCATCGAGAGAAAACGGAACAACTTTTTATACTCAAACTCTTAACTTGACTTTAACATTTTTGGATAAAGCAACACAAGAGGAATTGAAACTATTGGCTCACGCTAGACCTCACGTAGCTGTTGAAGATTACAATGGAAATTTCTTTCTAGTAGGTCTTGAACACGGAGCAGAGGTTACTGGTGGAACAATCGTTACTGGTGCTGCTATGGGAGATTTAAGCGGAATGACTTTAACTTTTGAGGGTCAAGAAACTGCTCCTGCTTATTTTGTAGTATCTACGGTTATTACTGATGATGCTTCGGCAACACAAATTGACCCAACTGCTTAATTAGTTTTTATTGATTGAAAAAGGCACTCTATTACAGGGTGCTTTTTTTTTGTAGTTATATTAGTACAAAATTGATTAAATATTACGTTATATATATATGAAACATCTTACAACATCAACAGATGCACAAACTATAAAAATTATTCCTAGAAGCTACGTTACAAGCGTAACTTTAAAATTAAGGGATGATTCAACCAATACAGAGGTTTCTTATTCTGTTACCCCTACAACAGAGGGTAATTATTTAGTAGTTACAAACGCTTACACGCTTATTGAGGGTAGGTTTTATGATTTAACTTTATTAGACGGAACGGAAGTAATTTACAAAGACAAAGTATTTTGCACAGACCAAACAATAAGTCAACCAAGTAATGATTATTACAAAGTAAACAAAGACGTATATAAGTCTGATACTTCTTTTGATAACGATTATATTATACTATGAATAAAACTATAAAAAACGCCAAAAATCGTGTTAATACTGCGCCTGTAAGTCATTCAGATGTAAGGGTTGTAAATTTAAGCACTTACACAAGCCCAAAAATTGTTGAAACAAAAAACAAAGATTGGGTTTCTTATGGTGCTGACAACAACTACTTTCAGTATCTTATAGATAGGTATAACGGAAGCCCTACGAATAACGCAGTAATAAACGGTATTAGTCAAATGATTTTTGGAAAAGGGTTAGATGCAACCGATTCCAATAGAAAACCCGACCAATACGCACAAGCGGTATCTTTATTTAAAAAAGACGCAGTACGAAGATTAGCGTATGACCTTAAACTAATGGGGCAATGTGCTATTCAAGTAATTTATTCTAAAGACAGAAAGAAGATTGCACAAGTTGAACATTTACCAGTTGAAACTTTAAGGGCTGAAAAATGTAACGAAGACGGAAAAATTGAGGCTTATTATTATCATTCTGATTGGGCTAATGCAAAACCAAACGACAAGCCTTTAAGAATACCAGCGTACGGATGCAGTAAAGAAGCTATAGAAATTTTGTACGTTAAACCCTACAAAGCAGGTTTTTATTATTATTCCCCAGTAGATTATCAAGGGGGTTTACAATATAGCGAACTTGAAGAAGAAATATCAAACTATCATTTAAACAATATCCTTAATGGACTTGCTCCGAGTATGTTGATTAACTTTAACAACGGAACGCCAAGTGAGGAAGACAGAAGATTAATCGAACAACGTATAGCCCAAAAATTTAGCGGTTCATCAAACGCAGGAAAATTTATACTTGCATTTAACGACAATAAAGAAAGCCAAGCAGAAATAACGCCTGTACAATTGTCTGATGCACACAATCAATATCAATTCCTTTCAGATGAAAGTACTAAAAAAATAATGGTTGCACACAGGGTTGTTTCTCCAATGCTTTTAGGTATTAAAGATTCAAGCGGACTAGGAAATAATGCGGATGAATTAAAAACGGCTACGTTATTAATGGATAATACTGTAATACGTCCGTTTCAAGACCTTTTAATTGATGCCTTTGATAAAATACTTGCTTTTAATAATATAAGCCTTAATTTGTACTTTAAAACGCTTCAGCCTTTAGAATTTACAGACTTAGAGAATGTAGATGATGAAGAAACAAGAGAGGAAGAAACAGGCGTAAAGTTATCAAGCCAACAAGAGACAGAAATGTTTGAGGAATTAGAGCAACTAGGCGAAGATGAAAACCTAGACGAATGGGAACTTGTAGATGAAAGACCAGTTGACTACGACCAAGAGGAAGCACTTGATAAAATGATTGGGTTAGCTACAACAGGAACAGCAAAACCAAACGCAAAAAGCAAACAAGACGGAGAAAACCAAGAGGGTGTACAGTTTAAAGTGCGATACCAATATGCACCTTTAAAGGCTTCAACCAATAGCAGGGAGTTTTGTAAAAAAATGGTAGCTGCTAAAAAGATATACCGAAAGGAAGACATCATATCAATGGGAGATAGAGCGGTAAATAAAGGCTGGGGGTTGAATGGTGCTGATACTTATTCAATTTGGTTTTACAAAGGTGGTGGAGATTGTCATCATTTTTGGATGCGTAAAACATACAAAGCTAAAAACCCTAATGTTAAGCCCGATGTAGGAAACCCTAATGCAGAGGTAAGCGTAAACCAAGCTAAAAAGAAAGGTTTTACTCCCGAAAAAAACGACAAAAAAGTAGCTCAAAGACCTACTGATATGCCTAACAATGGATTTGTAAATAAATAAAAAAATGGCAGTAGCATTATTTATATCAAGAACGGATTTAGTAAGAAACAGTATAATTGACTCAAATGTTGATACTGATAAATTTATCTTTTTTATTAGACTTGCCCAAGAGATACACGTTCGTAATTATTTAGGTTCTGATTTATACAATAGAATTAGTACTGATATTATAAACGATACCTTAACAGGCGATTATTTGACTTTGGTTAATACATACGTTCAACCTATGCTTATACATTTTGCAATGGTTGATTATCTTCCTTTTGCAGCTTATCAATTAAAAAACGGAGGTTTATTAAAACACAATTCAGAAAATAGCGAAACGGTATCAAAAAATGAGATTGATTATTTAGTAAACAAAGAAAGGGAATTTGCTGATTACTATACAAGACGGTTTATTGATTTTATGTGTTTCAACCAAGAGAAATATCCCGAATATAACTCGAATAGCAATGAAGATATAGACCCCTCAAAAGATGCAACATTTAACGGTTGGGTTCTATGAGATACAAACCTAAAAATAAAAACATAACTAAACTAAAAAAATATCTAAATGATAGCTTGGGGGCAAATAATAAACAGAATAAGTTTCGGGAAAATATACGGAAGTAGTTGGGTTGGAGAATACCCATTTTTAAATATTGTTTCAGATGTAAACGACTTTGATAAAAGAGTAATAAACGACGGTGGAACAATAGAGGGGCATATTTGTCAAGTTAATAACATAAATAATACAGTATCACAATGAGCATATACGACAAAGCAAGTTTGATTCAGATACCAAGCGGATACAGAGCAGGTAATTTATATTCAGTTATTCCCAATAGTGTGGCGGGAGATTTTACAGTTACAGGCGATGCAGAGGGCGATGCTACAAGAGTAAACTCACAAGGTTTAATTGAAACCGTAAACGCAAACGTACCACGTTTAGACTATCCTTTTATTGACGGAGTAGTACAAGACTGTCCTCATTTACTTTTAGAAGCTCAAAGTACTAATTACGCTTTAAATAGTAATGATGCAAGTCAATGGTCTAATGTAGGGGGTAGCCAATCAATAACAAAAACTGCAAATTATGCAACCGCACCTGATGGCTCATTAACAGCCACAAGATTACAAGCAACAGCAACAGGG